GGCCATCCATAGATAAAAATGACTGAGAAAATTACCATAATGCCCCAGGGTCATTTTACTCAACTTTTGTCGTCCTAGATGAATATTCAAATGTGCCAAATGATGTTGGTAATCTTTGCCCCATATTGCTTCGAATATTTCTACCTTGACGCCAAATTTGGCTGCTTGTTCTCTACATTGGGCCGACAGTTGTTCAGACAACTCATGTCCCAGCATGGTGATAATAAATGATTTGATTGGCAACTTATTCATGCCCACCCCATGATCCAGTCGTCTTTGACTTGATCTAGTCGTATCATGCCCCATGACTTCATGAGTTCAATGGCAGCATGTTGTCCATACTGATCACTGTAGGCATCGTGAGGCTTTTGTTCTACCACAACAACAGGTCGGCAACGTTTGATGGTGGCTTCTGCACCTTGCAATATACGATACTCGTAGCCTTCGCAGTCCATTTTGATATAGTCCACTGTGTCTAAGTCTAGATCATCCAGTCGGTATACTTCAGTATCTCCTTGCCCTAGTGTGGCAGGATCAATGTGTGTGTGCCCTGTATTGCCTTCTGTTATGATCATGGTGGCAGTTGTTCGCTTGTCGCCTAGTGCAAAGTCTTTGACCTGTAGGTTGTTGGCAACAACATTTCGAGTCAAGCACTCGCGGAACATGGCCACAGGTTCAAATGCCAGTACTGTATTGAAGTTCCGGCAAAGGCTACGACTCCACAAGCCCACGTTGGCACCAATGTCCAGGGCTATGCCACGTTGTTTGACATAGGTCATACTACGGTCCCGTACTTGATATTGGTATTCAGCAGGTCCACCTTTGTCTATGCTTTTCTTCAGCATCTTTGGAAAATGTGATTCGGCATCTGGGAACCACCACCCTTGATATTCATGCACTTAGTATCTCCTCTGTTTGTTTAAGTATGCGTTCTGCTCTGCCGTTCTTGAATTCGTCTATGTGAAACTGAGCATAGGCCAAATGATATGCCCAGGCCAACACCTGATCTCGATCTGGGAACCAAGGTTTGTCTATGCGAGTCAAGTCTGTGTTGCTCACTGGCCTAGCAGCGTTTGATGGCGCCATGGCAAACACAGGCACACCTGCTAGTATGGCTTCGGTGCCTGCTATTGAGTTGAACGTTACCACAGCATGCACATCATCCAGGGCTTTCTCCACACGATTTGTTTTTCTATCCATGCGACTTCGATTGCGTTCACGGATCACAATGGGTCTGTCTGTGTGTTGTTGGATAGTGGCCACAGTCTCTGCCAGCCAGGTGTCTAGTTCTATGTCGTAAAAACGGCAAGGCTTTTCATCAGGTGCCACAATTAGTATGGTGCTGCCACCGCGGCGATTGGCTGCTTCTAATCCCAGTTGGTTCCAGCGATCACTGGGACGTGGAATCACTTGATCATGTTGCAGGTTGTTGGGCACAATCCTGTGCCAGTGTTTCCAACCGTGAGGATTTTTGGGACCAGGACGATTGCCCAGGTAGCCTGAATCCATGTATCTAAATGGTCTTTTATCTGCCCAGCACTGCTTGATGATCTTGTGCTTCATTATGCCACGTAGCATGAGTGGTTCTGTGCTGTCCTCATAGCGCCAAGATTCTAAGGGCGTACTTTGCAACCCCAGTCCATGTGCATACATGTCAATGTATTCGTCATCGCCGTTCTTGCTGAGAAATATCATTGCCAATACACTTCTTGTCTGCGTACTCTCAAATCTGCAGGCCGGCTCTTGCCAGTGCTTTTGCGTTCGCCTTTGAGATGATCAATGTATGCACCCCATTCGCAGTTGATCAAGGGATGACCCTCGCCCATTTGCAAATGTCCAGTCCAGTTAGTTTCACGCAAGGCATGACGTTTTCTCACTGCGTCAAACACATAGCTGTCATGCCATTCTTCCAGCGTAAATATGCCCTGTTCTGCATGGTCATACATGTGTTGAAAATCTGTCAGCCAGGCTTTGACAGCAGGTTCAGTCACATGCATGCCGTATAAACCACATTCACTGAATTTTTTACTTCGACCGGCAAAGCAAATATCTGACGACTCTGGAAAAAACTCTGACAGTTTGCCTGCGCTCATAGGCGAATGACACACCATGTCAGCATCCATCCAAATCAACCATTCTGTAGTGGCATGTTTGGCAGCATGAAATATGGCATACACTTTGTGAGCAAAACGCACTGCATTCCACTTGAATGATTTGGCAGCATCTTTTCTGCGATTTTTAACAGGGTCTCCTAGGATATTGCCATTGGCCTTGGGCACATCTCGCCAGGCGTTTTTAAATGCCACTAATTCGGGACTGGCACTCTCTAAGTTGAACACTTCCAAATTGGGTGCAGTTTCGGTTACTCTACAGCCCTCGGCATAGACTTTGAGTGCAATATCTTGTGGCCAAGTCTGTAAAAAAGTTCGAATCATTCGCTGACCATAAGTCTTATAACCCTCAGCGTTAAAAGTGGTAACTACAGTGTATTTCATAAGCGTATTTACAGTGATCAAAACCATAGCCTATTTTCCTGCTCAATGTGCGCTAAACAGCAAGCCAGTAATGAGTGCATTCTTGGATTGTTGCCAAGCCGCGGGCATACAAACACAAGAAAACTCTATGACTGCAGATGCCGCAGTAATCTGGTCAGTGCTGTGGCACGGCAGAATGCGACCCAATCAAGGGGTGTATGAACACTATCGCAACCAGAATCGACCAGTTATTGTGATAGACATTGGTGCGCTGTATCGTGGACAAACATGGAAACTGGCTGTAAACCACATCACTCGAGATGGTTACTACGGACATGAACACAATTTGGATATGGGACGACCCAGGCGACTACAAATAAGCCTGGCCCGACAGGTGAATCCTGGACCTGAAATTATTGTTGCTGCACAACATCGAAACAGTTTGCAAGTGGCTGGGTTGGAGAGCATGGAATCATGGGTATTGATGCAAATTCAACTGTTACGAAATTCAACTGATCGTCCCATACGCATCCGAGCACATCCACGCTCGCCCTTGCGTATGCCATACCTGCCTGACAACGTCACAATGGAAGTTGCACGTCCAGTGGCCAATACCTATGACAGTTTTGACATGCACTTCAACTGCCATGCTGTGGTGAACCACAACTCAGGACCGGGCATACAAGCAGGCATTGCAGGATGCAGACCCATTGTGAGTCACAGCAGTCTAGCATATCCTGTGGCAGTGGGTATGCCTGATATTGAACAACCCTATGATATAGACAGAGAACTGTGGTTGGCAAAAATATGCCACACTGAATACACTGTGCAAGAACTACGAGAAGGATTATGGCTAAAAAGAATCGAGCCCGCACTGACAGCATGACTGATTGTGCATGTGTAATACATGGCACCGGCTACGACTGGATGTATGTGGAAAAACTGTACAACATGTTGTCGCGACACTTGCCTGGTGGCATACGTTTTCATGTTTACACTGAAGCAGATAGGCTAGTACCGCCGCACATGATCAAACATGTGGTAAAAGAATGGCCAGGGATTTCAGGACCCAAACGTGAATGGTGGTACAAGATGCAGTTGTTTAATCCTGAGCATCACTCAGGCAACTTGCTGTATTTTGATCTTGACTGTGTGATCATAAATGATTTGAGTTGGATTCCAGCATTGAGTACAGAATGTTTTTGGACCATTAGAGACTTTAGATATCTTCAACGCAAAACATATTCAGGAATGAATTCTAGTGTGATGTGGTGGAATGTTGCTCGGTATGCACATGTGTGGCACGATTTTGATCAACTGGATATCAACCGAACAGTTGTAAAATACCCCGGTGACCAAGATTACTTGGGAGTGGTGATTGATCCCAATCAACGCAGACATTTTGATCAACATCATCTACAAAGTTGGCGCTGGCAAGTGAGTGATGGCGGATATAATTTTGCCACAAGAAAACCCCATGCACCTGGCTCGGGTTCCAATGCGTACATTGGCGGAGATACCAGCATATTGGTATTCCACGGCCGACCCAAACCGCATGAGTGTACTGCTGATCCTGTTATTGCAAACAACTGGTGCTAGGTAATACTTAGGTAGTACTTGACCAATAAATCCCATTCTGCTATACTAGTGGCTTACAAACAAGCAGGAGCCAGCAATGGGATATCGTGTAGTTGACACCATAGATGTCATGCGCAACAAATACAGTGCTCGTGCAGGACTGGAAGGCCCATTCAACTTCTCAGGTCGTGTGTTGTATTATGACAACAAACAAGGCCAGTACTACGATCCTACTACTGACTTCTATGTGGAGCAGGCGGAAATGGACGCAATCAACACCCGTTTCTTTGAAAACTTCATTAAGTAATACTTTTGTAGTAGTACTTTTTGGTTGACCAATAATCCCCAAAATGCTATAATAACCACATACAAAGCAAAAAGGAGCCAGCAATGCAGATCACCACAGCAATCAAACAAATACAAAAAGAAGCAGACTTTCAGGGCATGGGCCTGTTGGAAGTTTT